GAATCGAGCGAACAGCACGCGGGGATGGCCATCGGCGCCGCGCGTTATGTCCCACACCCAGCTATCGACCGACGACCCGTCGTAGATCAGCGTTGCGTCGGCGGGCGTGACGGGGCCTGTGCCGATGTAGGTGCCATCGGACTGGTAAAACTTCTCGACGCCAGCATCCAGCTGCATGTAGCAGTGGTAGACGCTTGATGAACCTTCGTTCGGGTGGCAGTTCGTGAAGAAGAAGTCGATGCGATCGACCCCGTTGTTGATCGCCTTCACGTAGGGTCGCTGCCCGGTCTGCGTGATCCAGGTCCGCTGCGCATCCCAGGTCGAAAAGTCCGCGGTCGCGCGGACATTCATGGGATTTGTGCCCGCCCCACCCGTGCCACTGCGCGTGTGGAGGTACGTCTTCCCGGTGGCGGACAGGTAGTGCGGGTTCGAATAGCTGATCGGGGTGGTGATCGCCAGGATCTGCTCGCTGCCCCATGCGCTGATATCCCACGGGGTCGTGCTGACCCGGTAGCGCATGCCGGTCGAGTCGTTGTGCTTCGAGTAGAAGGCGACGACCCGGCCATCCGTTGCGAAGTGGATCGCGACGTTGTTGTGGTCGTCAACCTCCAGGCCGACCGAGAGCGAGAAGCTGGTTGTGACTTCGGTGGCATGCACGTACTTGCTGATGCCGCACGTGCCCGCGGAACTCACCCAGCCGATGTACGTCGCGCCATTCCGGTAGACGGCGCGAGGGTCGGTGAACCAGGTCCACACGCCATTGGACACGATCTCGAACGGATCAAGCGGCACCGGCACTGCCGGCTTGCTCATGCCGTAGGCGCGCGCACGCTGGGTGATGGCTCTCACCTGCCGCTCCCGTTCGGCCGCGGCGCCGGCTTCGGCTGCGGCTTCGTCCGCGCCATCAGGTCGTTCAGCGAGCCCTCGACGCGCTCCAGGTTCTGCCGGTCGGCGTCCTGGCGCTGGTGCGCCGCGTCAGCCTCCTGCGCGGCGTGCTGGTGGCTCATCTGCGCGATCAGGATCTGCGTCTGCGACTGCAGCTCGGCGATCTCGCGCTTGTTCTGCTCCTGCAGCTGGGCCTTTTCGCGGTCGTGCACGGCCTTCTGCGCCTCCAGCTCGGCACGCAGCTGGGCTTCGAACTGCGCGCGCTCCGTGTCGCGCTGGTCGTTCTGCGCCTGCACCTGCAGCTCGGCCTGCTTGGCCTGCAGCTGAACCTGGGCGTCGACCTGCTTGAGCTGCATCGCGGTCTGGCCCTTGGCCTGCTCGATGAGCAGCGGCAGCGGAGGCGGCGCCGGCGCAGGCGGCGGCGGATTCGGGAAGTAGGTTTCGGCGTCCGTCACGCCCGCGGCCTCGCAGTAGGCCCGGGCCGCGGCGATCACGGCCTGAGGCGGCACCTGGCCGGCCTGGGCCAGCGGCATCTGGATGCCGAGCACCGATTGCATGGTCGCCGCCTTGCGGTCCTTGTTGCCGGCGCCAAGGCCTACCTCGACCTTGACGTCAAAGCCCTCGTTCCACTCGCGCGGGTCGATGCTCACCCACTGCCCGAACAGCTCCACGATGTCAGCCACGTCCTGATAGCTGGTGAGGCAGCGCAGGATCTTCTCCATCAGCTTGCGCACCGCAATGCCAGCCTCGCGCGCGATCAGCTCCGCGCGCATGTCGTCGCGCTCGGCGATCAGGTTCGCGCCCGTCGCGGTGCCTGGGCTCAACGCATCGGACTTCAGGCCCTTGCTGTACCGCGTGTAGCCCGTGCGCTGCTCGCGCCAGGCCTCGGTCCACTCGACCATCTGCCAGGCGGACTGGCCCAGCTGCGGCTGTACCAGCGGCTGCAGGGCGTCCATGCGCTTGACGCGCACATGGCCGCCGGGCCGGTTGCTCGTGAGGTCGTCGAGGTTCACCTGGCCTTCCATGCCGAACGTGCGCTGGTTGACCGTCAGGTAGGTGTTGTCCAGCAGCGCCCGCATCAGCGACGTGCCCAGGCGCTGCGGCTCGATGGCATGGTCGGCGGGGCAGCTGCCGAAGAAGGTGTGCGGGATCGGCACCGGACAGAAGGCGACGAAGGGATGGTCGTTGACCTGCTCGTCCTCGAACACCTTCTGGCCGATCATCAGGATGCGGCGTCGCTCCGGCACGCCGTCTTTGTCCTGGTCGATCAAGGGGTAGCACTCGGCCACGCGGAAGCGTTCGAACTCGCCTTCGTCGTCTTCGGACAGGCCGCTCTCGCGCTGCAGCTGCTGGCGCTCGATCTCTTCCGAGCTCCATTCGTCGTCGCCGCTGGCCACGCCGGTCAGGTCGTAGTCGTCGGCCTCGAGCTCGCCGCGCGTGCGCCAGTGCACCTGTGCGATGAAGAGCGGCTCCTTGCCGTAGCGCGCCGCCTTGTGGATGCGCATCTCTTCCGGCGGCACCGGCAGGATCTCGCAGCGCCCGGCGGACCGGTTGCGCTTGATGCGCAGGTCGAAGACCGTCACGGGGAAGGGGGGTAGGCCCTCGGCAGCCGACAGCATCTCGACGCGCTCTTCCTTCCACAGCGCACGGGCGGTGGTGTCGCTCAGCAGCTTCTGCACCTGCTCGGGCAGCAGGCCGCGGTACGTTTCCTCGATGTCGGTGGGCGTGCCGTCCCACTGCACCTTCACGAACCCGACCTTGCTGATGAAGGCGTCGCGGAACCACTCGCGCAGGACCGCGATTCCGTCGGCGCGGTGCCAGAAGACGTGGCGCAGGTACTCGCTGGCCATCTTGGCCTGGGGCGCGAAGGCCTGCGAGCGCGGCGTCAGCTCGATCGCATCCTTGGAGCCGGCGAACACGCGCATGAGCTGCGGCAGCATCCATTCCACGGTGTCGGCCACGTCGGACGAGACGATGCTGGAGCGGTCCGGCACGTCGGGCGCCGCCAGCTCGCCCACCGCCTCGGCGCGGTAGTACTGCATGTTGCGGATGCGCTGCTGCGCGATCTCGCTGTCCGGGCCGCCCATGGCCCGCCGGATCTCGCGGTCCATCATGGTCGCCAGCGTGCGCTCGTCATAGCGCTGCCCGCCCCCGCCCTTCTTGGTCTCGGCGGTGGAGGTCTTGTCGGCCATGCGGGCTCCAGAAACGACGAAGCCCGCCGGATTGCTCGGGCGGGCTTCGTTCGGGGACGCGCCGGCCAGCCTCAGGCTGCCGGTGCGCTGTCCGTGGTGGTCAGGTGGGGCGCATTATGCACAAGCGGTGCAGGTTGTCGAACTGCCTCAACCCCGCCAGGTGGCGGATGCGGCTGAGCTGCGGCGGGATGCGCAGGGTGCGCAATTGGGCGTGCGGCGGCAGGCGCGCCGGAACGTACAGGATCTGCAGCACGATGCGTTCGCGATCGGCCACTCGGGTCAGCGCGCGCTGCACGGCCAGGGCGTCGGGCGCGGGCATCAGCGGCATGGTGGGCACCGCGGCGCAGCGGGCGCGGTAGGCCTCGCGCGATTCGCGGCCATCGGACTCGGGGCGGTACCAGCGGTCCAGCGTCGCGGGCTTGCCGCGGCCGCCGGTGCGCGTGGCCCAGCGGCCGTACTCGGTCAGCAGGTGATCGGCGCGGGCCAAGTCCTGCGGGATGAGTGCGGCGATGTCGCTGGCGGCGAAGTTGATGGGGTCGCGGGTCATGTTTCTCCTCCTATCGGTAGCCCAGGCTGGGGTACTTGATGGTTCCGCCCCACGTCTCGTTCGTCATCGAATCGACGTTCAGCGCCATGTACCGGAACATGTCGGCCGCGTGGCTGTATTGGTCGTGCACCGGAGCACCTGGCTCGCGCGTGGTGGCGTTGATCGCCCGGCGGTACCGCTTCAGGCTCTCGACCAGGCGGGCCGCGCGTTCCTTGTGGAAGTACACGCGGCCGAAGACCTCGCGCGCCCGGTTGATGCCGCTCTCGACGTCCATTTGCGGCGTCGGCTGCACGTCCCAGCTCAGAGCAGTCATCACCTCAGCGTCCATCTTCCCGGTCTGGTGGCGCTTGGCGAAGCCGTCGTGCGGCAAGTAGACGCTGCCCCAGTTGCAGGGCTGGCCATCGAGGCGCAGCGCGCGCAGCTCGGCGCTGTAGTCCGCCAGCGTGCGCTGCGTGTCCTCGATGTGGTGAATGACTCGGATTTCGCTGGCCACCTTCTGCACCAGGCCGATCGACATCGAGTCGTTGAAGCCCAGGTCGAAGACGACATGCGTCTTGAGCAGCGGGTCGTGCGGAACCTCGATGATGCGGCGCGCGGCAAGGGCCATCTGGTCGAAGTAGATCGCGCCCTCAACCGCCGGCTTGCACTGCCCTTCCCAGACGTGCGCATACTCCTCGGGCTTCATCTTGGCCTTGGCCTTGATGCGCTCTTCCTCGAGCACCGCCGGGAACCACGGGTTGTCCGCGTGGTTCATCTCGATGACCAGCGTGTCAGGGTCGCCCGAGGTGGCCATGGCGTGGGTCTCGTCGGTCTCAAGCTCCGGGTTGTAGGTGGTCCAGATTTCGGAGCCTGCCGCGCGGATGGTCGGGATCAGGATTTGCCACGAACGCTTCGTTGTGGTCTGTCCTTCCTCGTTCCACACCCGCGTGCAGCCCTCGAATGACTTGATCGAATCGACGGTCAGGTCGGACAGGCCAGCGAAGAAAAACCGCGTGCCGTTGCGGCCGCGTATTTCGGCTTCTAGCACCTCATAGAACGACGACAGCCCTAGCGCCTGGATCTGGTCGCGCAGCAGCTGGTGCACCGACTGCTTGATCGACTTCTGCACCTCGCGCGTGCAGAGCACGCGGTGCGGTTCGCTGGCGCCCTGCAACAGCAGCGCTCGCGCCACGCCCCAGGACTTGCCCGAGCCGCGGCCGCCCTTGATGAACTTGTAGCGCCGGGGCGTGAACAGCGCCTGCAGCTTGTCAGGCAGCTGGATCATTCGGCTTTACGAAGGTGACCTGCAGGGACAGCGGCTCGTCGCCGGCGCCGGTGAGTTGCGTCTTGTCGGTGAACATGCCCTTCCAGCGGCCGAGCAGCTGCAGGGCGCCGACCTGGTCGTGCGTCTTGAGCTCGACCCCTTCGCGCGTCGTCTTGAGCCCAGCGAACAGCTTTGCGCCGGCCGCGGACAGGCGCCGTGTGTCGTTGAAGTGCGGCCGCTCGACGCCTTCACCGAAGCACTCGGGGCACTCAGCGTGCGGGTTGCGGGTCGGGTTGAAGCCGATGCCGCCCTGCTCGTCGAATTGCCGGCCCCGCCGTTGCTTCGCGGGTAGCGCGGCCCACTCGGCACGCGCCCGCTCCATCTCGCCGGCAGTGCGCTGGTACCGGTGGCTGGCGCCGTGGCACCAGCGGCAACACCCGCGCCGCATCTCGGTGAGCTCTCGCACGTCGGCGAAGGCGATGTCCCGAAGGCGCTCGGCGATGCGCTCCACGGTCACCTCGTTG